CCTACACCAGCTACACCAGCGATCACTCCTGTAGGTGACGTGAAATAGACAGAGTCTGTTTGCTTAGCACCTATAGGTAGAGTGAGCTTTGGGTCATGTCCATGTCCCTCCACTACCTCTCTGTAATCTTCTGGACGTAAGTTACAGGCCACCTCATAGGCAGCCTGCATAGTTATTGGATGAATAATCTTAGACACGTTTATGATTCATAGGAGTGTAATCACCCTCCCATGTCAATGAATGTAGGGTAGAAGGGCCTGGATGGAATGATGTTACGTCAACCCTAAAATTAGAGTTACGCTGATAGATAGGTACTGTGTATGAATACTCATCTACAAATGGTCCTTTATTGGCCTTGTACCAGTCCATTGGGGTTTGAGTAAATTTATTAGGCACCATCTGGTTATTACGTAAGTTAACCTTTGCATTAACGTGAGCTACATCACCGAAGTGTAGATGCATACGTTGAATAACAAGAGAAGCAGTAAGGTCAGACGTAGTCTTTTCACCCGCAGTCTTACGTACATAGAATTTAGGTAGTGAAGCACTAAAGAGAAAGATCCAACCAATAAGGACTGTCTCTGCACCGAAGTTCCCATGGAAAACAAGGTAGCTACCATCAGTTTCTTTAAACCTAAATACCTCACCGGTATCTTTATCAACAACAGCAGGTTGACCAACTCCAACACGATCAGGCCACAAAACGCGAGTGGTATTAGTAGCGCTATCGTATGAATCAGAGGTTACAAATTGAGAAGAATCTAAATGAATCTGATAATCACGATCATCTCCAAAGAATCCAATACCAGGTGCAAAATCATCTAAAGAAGGATTGACAACACGATCCTGTAAATTAATTACAAGAAGCTTATAATCAGATGAAACTAAATACAGGTTATCATCAAGAACAAAAATATAAGCAAGGTTAAATGGTAACCTCCATCTATACCAGGCAGTCTGGATACGTTCGCTACCTGCAAAAACATAGCGATACATGTAAATGTCAGGTTGACCTGATTCGGCAAAGAAAATAGTACTGTTTTCCCTGCTGTTAGAAATTAGATCTACAGTGTTTGGAATTAGTTTTGATACAACCTTTGTTTGATCAATGATTTGTGGCTCACCTTCCCGCTTAATATCAAACATCTCAAAGAAACGAGAGTATGTACCAGCAGTATCAAGAAAGCCAATGGTTGTACCTAAACTAATTGGAGAAGTATCAGGACTATATCTATAAGTAGATATGTTAGATAACTTAGCAGTATCAGGTGTCAATGAATCACTATCGGTGTGCAACATAAATTGTTGCGTCTCACCAAAGACAACAAGGCCAGTATTAGTTTCAATACAATCAACAAACCTAGTAGGCTGAGTAGAACTAGATTGAATATCAATAGGATCATTACCTGAAACTACAAGTGCAGTATTATTAAAGAAGTTAAAGATCTCATCAGCCTGACTAAGGATTATGTTGTCTTCACATAAGAACCCAAGACGATTTCTATGAAAGAAAGTTTGAGAAATTTTTTTGCCTAAGAATGTAGGGAACGGATTGGTATTGTTATCACCTACTTGCCTATTGTCCCAATCAACATAACTAACCTGAAAGGTACCGTTAGCTAGACGTTGAATCTTAATAGGAAGAGTTTGCTGATTAAATGAAGTATGAATATCATTACCAGATTCAGAAGGAGCAATAGTCTCTACCCACTTACCGGGACCATCACCACCAGACTGCCCTTCAAACTTTAAATAATAGTCATCCTCTTGGGAGTCACTACTATTGACAACCTTAACGATCATGCCATTTATGCATTGACGTGGCAATTCAGTTACATCATTGACTTCAGTTGTTGTTATTCTCCAAAGATCAGGCTGTGCGGTTGACACAATGAATGGCGTTGCAGATGCCATAAAAAATCCATTGCCAATCTTAACGATATTATCCATAGTTAGCGCAGCATTAGCTGCATCTAAATCAAGTATAGTATCGGCAGATATATGAGTATTAGGATTAAAGCTAGTTGGATCAGGTCTATAAGTACCACGATCATGTTTAGCTTCAATAGGCTGTATCTCGTCAATATTAATATAGTAGGTCTGTCCTTTTAATCGTACAAAAGGAGCATTGGTGTTAACTGTACCAGCCTGAACAGCATAATTATTACCACCGAAGAGTAACTCAGCAGTTACATTATAGACACCAACATATTCGTCACCATCTACTGTAGTGCCTGCATTCTCTGATACTTGGACTTGACCTGTAACAGTAAGTCTAATGACCATTCCTGATCCAGTACCACCAGAAACAGTAAGAACTTCTGAACCTTGATATTGAAGCTCAGGGCTAATTCCTTGGAACGTACCACCAGTATTGGCACCACGAGTAATAGTAGGAAAGCCGTATGAACCAACAGTGATTTTGGTAGCACGACCACGGCTAGAATTGCCTCCTATAAAAGTACTTCCACCGGTTGGCGTAGAAACATCAAAGCTATATTCACGTCCATAAGAAACCTGTCTTAATTCAACAAAAGCCTGATAATCTCTAGTTGCTCTGTTAACTGATACTCCCCGTTCTGGTGAAAGATTGGCGGTTTGAGTAACGGTTGTAGAGGTGTTAGTGACAAACGTGGTATCAGCTACGGTAAGAAATTTAAGCTGATTAGAGTTAGCACTATGGCTTAAGTAAGGCGCTACGTCACCGCTTACTGTCTGTACAGCACCATCATTTACCTTCCAGATATTGACTGATCCGTTTGTCTGCACCTGCCCTATGTATGCACCTTCAGATTGGTCACGATAATAACTAAACCAAGAACCAGTACTTGTAGCACCACTCAACGAATTTAGATAGCGTGAACCAGGACGTTTAACTAGACCTTCTGTAATGTCCGGTACACCATTCAGTAGATCTTTGACCTGACCTGGAAGCATGAGCTCATCAGGCTGCTGTGAGATGCCACCTGTAAAGCTTGGAATTGTTTGAGTGATACTTGTCATTAGCGCCTTAGTGCATGATGTGGTTTATATGCTTGATAGGACGTGCCATTAGGCCAACCCATAAATGTGTGATCGCCTTGATCACATTCGTATTCCATACAAGCTGCACGTGACTGTGCCTCTTGTGTACCGAGTAGCTCTACCAGTTGAGGGTTAGCAACCAGTTGAGTAGCAGCACGACCTGCTGCACGGAGAATGATGTACCGCTGGAATACAGACGGTAGGTCGTTAAATTCATACAGAGTCACTACGTCTAGATACAAGTCAGTAGTAAAGACATCGGTATGGTTGTACTTGTCATACAAACGGCCATTCCTTTTGACTACGTCTGTAGTCTTAATATCCTGTCCATCAGTAACATCATACCTAATTACGTTAGGAGATATGATGTAATGACCATCAATGTTAGGTGAGTACTTGTAGTTATATTCAGTGTTAAAAGACCAGCCTTCATTCTGAACGTCAATATTCACTTCACGCACTAGGTTATGAATGAATGAAATCTCAGGGTTGGTAAAGTCAAGAGTGTTGACTGGGGCTTGACCGATACTCCCCAGAATTGAGTTGACTGCGGATAGTTCGGTATCGAGTGAAATCGTAGAGGGAGTAGTCATATAATTAAAAAAAAGGGACCCCGAAGGATCCCCATAGTTGAATAAAATTAAGAAGCGTTTGCTGGGTAAGTAGCACCGAACGCAGCAGGAGCAGAAGAACCTGCATACAGCTCGACGCAAGCAGCAGGGTTCAGGAAGTCCGCACCCATAGCCATACGCCCAAGGATTACGTCTCCTTGGTATAAAACACTTACGTCTCCACTGGTCACCTGGACCTGAGGACCGATTGCTTCAACAACACCAGCAGCTTCGCGTTGGAACACGAGGCCACAAGTGGTGTCAAAAGCATTCTGTTCACCGTAGTTGTTGTTCATACCGGAAACACCACCGCCATCTTCAAGCGCAGTGTCACTACCGATGAAGTCACCTGTGTTACCAGGAGTGGTGATAGCGCCACCGTACTTAACACCGTAGTTGCCAAAGAACGGAATGTTCATTGACTTGAAGATCTTGATGCCAGCGATCTCAGTGATGCCTTGGCCGGACTGTAAAGCAGAACCATAGACATCACGATTTACCAGGCCGTTGGTACCAACAGCTTGGATCAGTTCGTAGTATTGACGTGGGTTCAAGACGGCCACACGTCCGTCAGTGCTGACTCCCTTTTCATCGAGAGCAGCGGCTGCATTGTAGAAAGCAGTAATCAATTTTCCTGAGTCGTATGCATCAGCTTCTGCAGCACCGACAGCAACTTGTGTACCACCGGGTTCTGCAAAGTTAGTAGCAGAAACAGGAGAAGCAATACGTGCACCTTTAGCGATAGCACGGAAGATCAGACGGTCATACTTTTCTGCGAGTGCATAGCCGATTTTTTTTGAGATCTCCCCGCGCAATTCGTAGTGAGCAAGTGTCTCGTCAAGCTCATAAACGAAGGCAGAACTAACCAGAAGGTCGTCAATAGTGATCGTCTTCTCAGCCACTGGAGGCGCACCATCAGTGTTACCTAGGATGCTTGTTCCAGGTGTATGAAATTCACTCGTCATACGACCTGTGTAGATGAACTGGAGAGATTTTCCGTTCTTAAGTGTACGCTTCGTGACAAGATCACGTGCGATTGTATTATGTTGGAACCCTTTAAACATCTCGCCACTAAACAGCTTGAGATAAAGAGCACGCTTATCACCCGCAAGATTCTGCTGGCCTAGCTGTACTAGATTAGTGTTCATTGTTACTAATTAAATAAAATAAATGTTGATATAACCTATTCAAGATCTTGAAATTTTTGTGGTCTATTCCCACCGTCTAGACGGCAAAGGGTATCCTCCGTAGAGGGCCGATGCCAATTGCTAAGGGAGGATTTGCACCTCCCAATGACAGAACTACTTAGCGGCTTTTAAGGTAAGCCACACCGCGGTAGACAAGCTTCTGCTGTTTTGCAG